TCCACATCACAATCAATGATGTCGTCTTTATTGCTGTCACGATAAGTCTTGACCTTACCGTTCCTCTGGCAGAGCGCGTCATACTTCCCTTGGTGCTTGTCGATCTTCCATACGCCTCGATACTGACCAGGAACGAGAATGGCCGTTCCATTCACGTTGGTGGGGTTCTCAAGCCAGTAGTTACCGGGTTCAGTTGTACAGGCCCATGACTTGTGTACCCACTCACCGTCCTCGTCCTTGAAGACGCAGTGGATGACATCGTCAAAGCTGTTGGCTGTGTGGTCTGTGGACCGCACGCCGATGATGTTGACGTTGTAGGCCCCAGACTCAAAGACCTTGTATCCAAGGGACTCAGCGTAATCGAGAATCTCAGGTCGCATATCAGTTACCGCTGCTGCAGTTGGCGTTGGTGGCTTGGCAGATCTGGGCGATATTGACGGCCTGCCGCTGTTGAATATCAAGCATCTTCTGAACAATGTCTTCCATTTTGTCCAGACGCTTTTCAATCCCTTCAATCTTGACATCGACGACCTCTTGCTTGCCAACGCTAAGCTCAACTGCGTTGAGGCGTTCGCTGAGATCCTCGACATCTTGTGCTGACGATTCAAATGATGCGAACGATACCCCTGCCGCGAAGATGACCGTCATTCCAGGTACTGCAAAATCTTTGAGTTCCATGACAGCTCCAATCACTGAGGTTCAGGACAACTATAAGACCCAAGCAATTGGTCGGTCAACTTGGACGGCTCGCATCGTTGCTTATCTGTTTCGCCAGTCCGGATGCACAGAGCCCACATGCATTGGAGTGACATCGGGTCACCACCGAGCTCACTGATGCAGGGAGGAGGAACGTCGGTCAGCTTATTTGCAATCGTTGTTTCGCGTTGAGCTTCCTCAACTGCAACTGCCTGTACTTTTGCCACCAACTCTTGATTACCACTGTTGAGCTCAGCAATCGCTTCTGTTTGCGCCTCAATGGCCTTTGCACCCGCATCAGGCTTCAGCCCCCACCCAGCACCGAAGCCAACGCCCAGAGACGCTACAACGGCGATTACGGTCAGTGTAACGGGTTCCATGTTCAACATTCCTCACTCGCTATGCACAAAGTATTTTGACGATGACTGCAGACGATGCATTCGCAGACGTTCCAACTGCAGCACTCGTGGTCACCCAATACGACAGTCCACTCGCTATAGCCAATCCTGCGGGGAACGAGAAGCACATCTTAGTAAACGCCGGAGCAATAAAGCTGTAGTCCGGTGTACCAGCTCCGTTGGCGGTAGATACCGATGGTTGAAAGTCTGTGTTGTCGCGAATCTTCAGATACACCGTCGACGAGTTGGCCTCATTGTCGATTTCAATCAAATAAATTGTGCCAGTGCCGCTAAGCACGTTTTTTTGGTCTGCAATGTCGTTGTCCGCACCCTTTGCATCTCGGTTCAAGACATACTTGCCACCGAGCTCAGTCAACGCGGATGTAGTTACAGAAGCCATCAGCCCACCAAGAACCTGACATTGACACCAGCTGCAGGAGCGTTGTTGTCTTGAGGATTGGAGTTCGCGGTCACAGCGAAGCTCAAGTACGTGTATGGAAGCCCTTGTGGGATTTCAACCATCGTCGTTGAGTTGGCAGCGATTTTGAAGACCATGTCTGCCACCGTGGTGCCCATGGTTACAGACTCTGCATCGAACAGCTTCAGCGACGCTGCGTTGTTGCTGTTGACGAAGTGGATAGCGTAGATGGAGCCAGGACCAGAGGTTGTGTTGACAATTGCAGTTTCGTCGCACGCGGTCTCTTGAACGATCTCGTACTTAAATGCGTCTTCAAACTTGGTCTTGGACAGTGCCATCTACTACTTTCTATCCTTTGGAGTGGCTTCCACTGGTTTGGGATCAAAAGCAGAAGACCCGCCTCCAGATTTTTCAAGTGGTGGAATCGTCATATCTCCAGCAGGCTTCTTGGCCTTGATGTCGATCGTTCCAAACTTAATCATCACAGCCTTTTGAGCTGGAGTCAGGTCCTTGCCACCGGCCTCTTCAATTTTGGCCAGCTTCTCTTGTTGTTCGTCGGACATTGCCATGATGAGCTCCTTTACTCTGCGCTTGCAGCCACAGCCTTCTTCTCAGCTGCATCTACGTAACCTTGACCCAGAATGTACGAGACGCACACGCCGGCAGAAAGCTTGAGCGCTTCGCCCAAACCGATGTCTTCGCTGACGAATGCAAGCACTGGAGGAAGCAGAGCTCCGAGGAACGCTGCCCAGAACTTACGGGACGAGAGCTTGTTTTTTAGGGTTTCCATGATTTCTCCTTAAAATGATTAGCCGCTTTCGCCGCCGCCAGGAATGTAAGTGGGGGTAAGACCATCGCGCGCCAAGTTGATCCGATACCAGATTTTATACGTATTGTCCGAATCAGCAATGCCACCAATACTACTGGCCCAGTTGTTGGCCACGAAGAGATGAATACTGTCAGTAACCGTAAATTCTGTTGTAATCGTGCCAGACCTTGTTCCGTCATTACCCACTGCTTGGGTGCCTGATGTTAGAGCACATCCTGTGACGAACCTAATCTGAGGGTTGGCGTCTACGTCGTCGTCATCAATCGGGGGCAAGATAGATGCGTATATACCCCGCATGTCTACGTCACCGTCTGTAGTGAGCGCAGCTTGACTCCCAATCGTTGACTGCATTCTTGGGGTCGCTCCATCACCTTGGATAAAAAGCCCTACGCCACCGAAAGGAACGTCAGAGGAATCGGTGATTTCATGTGAAGCAATACCTATAATAATGCCTGATCGATCCCCGTTGGTGAAACTGGCGTCTGTGTTGGCGTGCGTTGTCTCATGTCGAATCAAGAACTCAATGCTTACGAAATCTGCAAACGTAAGGGCCTTTCCATCAGGCCCCTTCAGGATTGTCCACCATCGGCCAGAGGGTTGCTTACTACCGCTGGTGCCTGCTCTCCACCGAAAACCCGAAGCAGTTTTGTCCTTGTCAGTAACGATACGCATACCGGAGGCTGACGTCGCTACGCTAACAATGGTGCTGTTCGGATCGTAAAGAGTCCAGTTACCGTCGTTAACGTCTATGCTTCGCCACCGAGAGAGTCCGTTTCGCTGTAACTGGTCAAAGTTTCCAACCGACAACTGACGCTGGATATGGCCCGGTACTCGTGTGCGCCTACTCATAGATCACGCATCGTCAATAAGATTGATGTGGCCAAGAGCATTCACTTTATTAGCCGTCGTCGAGGCCGCCGTGATTACAACTGCCGTCGATGAGTTTCCTTGAATAGTCCATCCAGGGCAAGCCAAGACTGTAGACTCAGCCGGCACAATGACTTTTACTGTGTCTCCATCAGCGGTACCACCAAATCGTAGCGTCACAATCTCTTGACTCGTCGAGATGTTCGCCAACCAGATCCAGACTTCTTCAAAGTCAGCCGCCACAGATGTAACGGTGTGGACTGTCGTAAATGTTCCAGAGTCGATGGCCAGAGCTAGTGGTCTGCCATCAGTTGATCCGCTGAGGTGATTTCGTGAAATAGTTGCCATGGTTGAATCCTATGCGAATACTTGCATGTGAAGAACTGTGTTTGCGTCATCTGCCGCAGCGCCACCGCCACCAGATGCAGTCAACTGACTACTTGATACGCTGATACCAGAGCCAGCAATCGCCGTCAGGAAGTCGTCGATTGACTCGGCCTTGGGTGCGCCTGTAGCGCCCCCATCGAGAAATATAATGTGGTCAGAAGCCTGAGCAACGGCTGCTGCTGGGATGTTGAAGGTAGTGACTTGGCCAGAACTATCGATGGTAATCGCCGTATTGGTTCCGTGAGACGATCCGTGACCAATCTCTAAAGTGTCTGTGCCATCATCAAGACCGATGCGAAAGTCTTGTGCGTGGCCGTCAAACACCAGCATGGTGTCTTCTTCCTCTGCATCACCAATAATCAACTTCGGAGCTGCTCCCTTGATGATGACATCGCCATCGGGAGTAAGGTTGATGTGGCCATTCGCACCGTCATCGTCCGTAGTCGTGATGGTCAGAGCACCATTCGCGCCAGTAGCAATTGTGCAGAAGTCCCCGGTGTCGGCTGAGCTCAGCATCTTGATGTCGGGGCCACCGTCATCAATCTTCATGAACACGCCTTGGTTGAAATCTGCACCTGTTGCAGTCAAGTCCAAGGCTCTAGTCGTGGTGTTTCCTGGCCCGCTACCAGTCGCAGTGATTTCGATGCCCTTGACTAGCGTTGTGCCCGCCGCCGACGCATGCTGAAGCGTCGGGGTCAACTTCGCGCCAACCATGGTGTTCGTACCATTCGTGGCGGTTGTGTTGTCCATGTCGAGGTTCAGGCCGATCATGGTGTTGTCTGATGTACTGGCACCCGTCTTGTCGAAGTTGACATCAACGGCTGTGAACGTACCAGCGTTGGTGTCTGAAATGGCATCGGTAACGGTAAGGGTGTTGCCGTCGAACGTCAGGTTCGCTTCACCGTTAAGAGCCGCAGCACCCGTCGCTGTCGCGATGCGGTTGTCCGAACCGTTGGTCATTGAGACGGCAGTGGCCGCACTGGCAACCGATGTACCAGACGTAATCTGGATGTCGTTTCCAGCGTCCGTGGTGAAGTACAGCTCACACGGAGTCTGATTGTCGACCCAGAGCTGACCCTTGCCGGCCTCGTCCGCCTGAGCGTCTGCACGCTCTTGGATGAATACGGTGCCCGATGCGTCTACATCAGTACCTGAAATCTTTTGACCGCGACCTGAAAATGACCCGTTGAAGGTGGGCATGTGAGCTCCTTATGTGTGGTCGTGCCAGTGCAATCGAGCCTTGGACACCTTGCATGCTTCAGAAGGCTTGATCCACACGTAGCACTTACCCGTTGCAGTCTGACCCGATGGTGCAGTCACGAACAGCTTGTCGAGTGAAATGACACAGTGAACGGTGTTTGATGAGCCACCTTCAGTGACCGATACGCTAGTCACCTTTGAGGTCAGTGGGTCGTCGCCGGTCGAGTCCCAAGTCATGTAGACTTCGATTGTGCCCGTGCCTGCGTACTCAGTCAGTACGAGGTCCAGCTGAGACAACGAGCAAGCACCAGGCATCGCACGAGACCGAGCATCACTGGGTGTACCAGTCGTCTGCTCTGCAAGCAAAGTGGATGTGAACGAACTTGTCGACGTAATGTCGGTCACTGCCGTGTTTGTAATGAAGCCAGCTCTTGGCATCTGAGCCTCCAAAGAAAGGTTGAGTGAGGGGGCCGAAGCCCCCTCGAATCAATGACTCAGAATCAAGTGGACGGGTTGACGATGTCTACCACGAAGATTTCCGAGTTGGCCTCGTTGTCGGCGTGAGCGACACTCCAATCACCTGTGACGGCAAGACGCAGAGCAGATGTCGTATCTACAGCAAAGCTTGCCTTGTAGTTCCACTTAGGAGCAGTGCCTGTTTCGTCTGGGTCTTGGAAGCTAGCCATTGCAACGGCGGTTCCGCTAGAGCCAGAGGTGCGGATCTGAATCATGCCATGCCAGCAGTAAATATCGGCGTCTGCGACATCTACGGCTGCGGATGAAAACACCTCAGTGTTGCTGCGGTCGGTGGTGCTTGTGCCGAGTCGAATGAGAGTCTTGAGCGTATCTGTACTGTTGTTGTCCTCGACAATTCCAGCAGCGTAGAAGCGAATCGTAGAGCCAGCAACCAAGGTGTTCGCTGGGATAGTGAAGACGGACAAAGTGCCTTCGTCAGTGCTGTTCTCGTGAGAGGTGCCAGCAGCGACTTGAGCGTTTGCTTGACCACCAACGTGCATCTTGGCGCCACCACCAGCTCCGTGGTCGACCATCATTGCGATACCGTGTGTGAGAGCGCGACCGCCCGAAAGTGCAGGGATTTGAGACATGATTTACTCCATATAGGGGAAGGGAATGTTGCGGGAAAATAGTATCACGATTTTCGCAGATAAAGTAGTTGGTCTTGGATCATTCATCAAGAGGGTCGTAGATCACCTTTTGTCTTGCCTGTTCGGCCACGTCTCCACTGGCGTACCGAGGAAGGGTGCTCTTGTACTGACGCATAAGCTTGTCGAACAACTTTTCGTACGACTGTGTGGGCGTATCGGTGACGTATACCTTGGTTGCAAGAATCGGGAGAAACTCATCGAACCTTGTGTAGCCAACTCGAGGTGACAAGGTGTCACCAGGAGTAAACTGATCACTCACTTCTTCGACTAGACCCATCTCTTCGGCTTGCCGTCTACCAGTTCGCATCATCTCAACACTACCTTCGATGATGCCTAAGTCTGCTCGGTCCAGAGCGTCAATGAGGTAGGCGTAGCGACCGAAAGGCGGTAGCTGAACGAGGTTTCGAAGACTGTAGAACAACTGACCATTTTTTGCGATGGTGATAGGGCGGTCATCATCACCTTCAACTTGCCGTAGTGCAGGGTTGGCATAGACGTAGGGCTGAAACTCTGCAGCTCTGCTCAACATGCCGCCTGAAATGGCTAGGTCGGCCTCTACCAAGAACGGAGACACTCGATTGAATCGGTCGATGTTTTTGCCGAAGAAAAAGTCCAAATCAGTAGCATACACCAGTGGAGCTTGGAACCAAGGGACGATTCGAGTCAACAGCATCCGCCGAGCCTCTTTGTCCTCACCGAGCGCATCGTAAAGATCGATGAGCAAGTTGATGCAGTCCATGATTGGCAGAGGAGGCGTCACGTACATCCTCTGGTCTTTTTCCGCTACGTTCCTCAGAGCGTTGACAAAGTTGAGGGCCAATCGACCCTCTAAGAATCGAGGCATGCCGACTTGTGGGTCAGTCTCCAAGTTCACTTGTTGCAGACCATTGGCCAATCGCAGCTGGTTCAACACTCTGTCTGGGTTGGTAAGAAGCGTGTCGTAGAACAAGTTCATGTTGTTCCGCAGGTAGCTGTAGAACATGACTGTGTTCCGCATGACCCGCTTCTCGAAGTCGGTCAGAGCTCCGTAGTCGAACGCTGCTTTACGAGCCAGTGACGCGGCTTGTACTGCCGATTTCCCCTCGACCAGTTCATTAGTGAAAATCGACACCCGATACATGTTGTCGATCGCGGTCGCAACTTCTTTGAGGTAGTTGTTCCAGGCTCTAGTGTAGTCACGGACGGCTTTGAAACTGAACTTGCTTTGGTCCTTCCTCAAGTACTGCTCGATGTCCTCGGCCATCGATGTCATCGTTTCAGCTTGGATGAAGCTTGAGTCCAGTCCGTACAAAAGAGCCATGTCGGTAACTTGGTCGACCGAATAGATTTGACCTGTCTTGCTGATAATCAGTTTATTTGGCGGTGGTGTGTACTTGTTCCTACCGAACATGCGCTTGACTACAGATGCGTTGAACATCGCATTCCTAGCCATAATGCGAGCTCCGCCTATAGGGCCGACCGCAGTACTGAGCTGGAACGCACCACCGATGAAGTTGGCCACATAGTAGGGAACGATTGGAACAACAAAGCCAGTCGTGATTCCCTGCTTGATGAGCGACGCAGTCATGGGGAACATGCGAAGCAAATCATTGACGGCCCGACCGACTTTTTTGCTAGCGGAAATTTTAAGTGGAATCTCCTCTTGTGGAACGTCGATTGCCATAGGCGCTCCGACCGTGTCCATTCTGAGTGTCTGTGCGGCTGTCGTCCTGAAGGCTTGGCCAATCGCACCAGAGCGTTGCACTGCATCTCTGATTTCGTCAGCCATTGCTATCGGCATGAATACTTCTTCACCGCCTGCAAACGTGAAGGTGTCGAACCTGTCCGATTGACTATGAAAAGTTCGCTTCCCAAATCGGACCAGTGCCTCTTCAGCAGCACGCATGGCTTCGAAGTCACTGTAGCGCTGACGAGGTTCTTTCTCGAACGCTGCAAATTCATAGCCTCCAATCGGGTCTCGGCCTCTTCGAACTTTTCTGACGAATGACCCGTCCTGTTGAGGAACCCGCTCATACGTAATGACATCTCCCGAATGAACCATAATCTGATTCATGTGTCCCTTGACCCGCTCGTAGAACTTGTGGGGTGTGTCAATAGAATACCGAGTTCCAGTTGGACCAATCTTTGTCTGAGGCCTAAAGTAGTTTTCCTGTGCAGCCGGCATGCCGTAGCGAACAAGTTCGTCGTACATGCCGATCATCTCGTCTCTTACGCGCAACCTAATAATCATCTCTAGAAACGCCTGAGCTGGCGAGAACTGAGAGATTTGTTGCTTGGAGATGTCGGTTCGAGCACGCAGGTCAGTGACTAAATCGTAGAACTCGCTCCAACCGCCAGGAGCATCACCTCTGAAGAAAGCTTTGTATGCTCGAGGATAATCTGCAGCCTGAAGCCTTTTGGCCGCATCGGTGCCTTCTCCGGTCATCGAAGTAACAAGATCTCTGACTACATCTTTAATGACTACTTCGTTGCGTCTGATTTGTGTGTTGATGATGTCTAAAGCTTCCATCAACGCGATGCGATTCGATGGGTCTTTGAGCTCCTTCTTGATTCTAGCTTTTGTCAACCCCAGACCGTCGTCACCGTGGAACATACGCAAGGTAGTGAGCGCTTGTATCAGTCGGTCGTCTACACTTCTGTACCCACCGAGTGGCAGACTTGCTTTGTCTAGCAACGACACGCCTTCTACAGAGGTCAGGAACTGTAGCCTACTCATGCCGGGAGGAATCGGGAATGGAAACTCGCTTGCATCAACGTCGGCTAGGCCTGCAGTTGCGGCATCTGCCTCTACGATTTCATCCTCACCGAAGATGAATTCTTTCGTCTTTGCAGATACCCGCTGGTCTTCTGGTATGTCGCGTATGTTTCCTTGAGCCTGCTCTTTTGCGGCTTCAAAACCAATACGTTTTTTCTCAGCATCCGTGAGATCGGTAATCAAAGATGAAATACCATTCGTCTTTACTTGACCTTCTGCGGTCATAACAGGAGAGCCCATGATTAGGTCTACCTGTTGCTCACTGAACTCGTGCTTAACGGCACGTCGTACCTTGTTGTAGATTTCGTCGATTGTAGCTTCTGGGTTTTCTTTCCTTGCTTTCCTCATCAGCTCCGATATTTCCGGTCTAATATTCTGGAAATTTTTGTTGAACTTGCGGACACGCTCACGCAGTTCAGGTCTGACCGTGTCATCCATCGGTGACTTCAGCATGAAGTTTTTTTCAATCACGTTCAGTGCATTTCTGACACCGGGCAGTTCCTCTGCAAAATCCAGAGTCGAGGTTCGCAAGCTCCGAAGCATCGCATACCCAAGCGACTTCGGAATCCGGTCACTGTACAGAGACCGTCTCGATACCGGACTACCCTCCAAGTCCAGCATGAGCTCAATGACCTGGTTGTAGTCCTCAAATGAAATCTTCGAGTAGTTTGCTTTTTTGCCGGTAAGACTAGGGGGCAACTTACGACCAATGAACGGTTCAGTCTGCATTCTAGCAATCAGCGTACCAAACCTAGCTTGCTGACCTCTATTCAGAGTGAGCGTCTGTGACTCCGCATCGGCCATACCCTTGAGTTTTTTCGCATCGAGGTACGTCGTCTTGGACAGCTTCTTTTGATCTGCAATGCCCAAGGTGACCGCCATGCGAGCATTGACTCTTTTTCGAATCGATGTCGCTGCAGCTGGCGATACGGCAGTCGCTCCCGTCAGCTTGACCATGTTGATGCCGCCTACAGCCGAGGAAGCCTCACGTCGCTTCATGTCTTCTGCAAGCACATAAGCGATGGTCTGCGTATACAACTTCAGTGCATCCACTTGCTGAATTTCATTATTGATACCCATTCCCTGCCTCGTGTAGTCGGAATGAGTATCAATATCGAAGAACCGCTTTTGACCTGTTTTACGGGCAGCTTCTTGGGCCTGTCTCGCAGCTTTGTCATTAGTTACCGTGACCTGTTGATCGGAGCGAGCACCTCTCCTCATGTTCATACCGACTAGGTCATTGCGGAACCACAAGTCTGGCCTCAAAAACTGGTCGATTTTGCCCCTGACTACTGTGTCCGGCACCACACCGTTTGCATCACCCCGGAATCGGGCGTACATCCCTTGAAGGTTGTGGTAGATGTCGGCTGCATGTCGACTGACCCGAGAGATGTCACCCGTGCCGCTCGTGATTGACCTAATCAAGTTTTCGAGTTCATCAGCTCCGGTTTTGCTGAGCTTATTGTTAATCTTCTTAGATTTGCTTGTGTCGGGAACTGCTCCAACATCTTTGAAGAAGTTGCTCGACCAAATACCACCCATGATGTCGATCAACGATTCTGCGTTGTTCTTCATCAACTTATCGAACTCTCCAGTCCTAAACGCCTCGACAAGGTTGTTTAGGCTGCCGTCTGACATGTCGAAGGTCTTGTTGTCACCAACTCGAAAACGGTTGCCCAAAAACCTCTTCGTGCCGTCAGGAGCCTTGTCCGTAATCTTGACAACCTTGAATTTTTTGAAGAAGTCTTCAGGCGTCTTGTAAGCAGGCATTCCCTTGCTATTTGCAGCATGAATCGAGCGGTTTTCAAGAACGGCCAACAACACAGCCTTCTGTTGCTCATTCAGCTGACCCTTGTTGATTAGGTCATCGAGCTTCGATACCACGCCTTTATATGCATCTGAGCCCCTGAGCTCGATGGTCTCCATGTCTCCCAACAGGTATGCAGACCTCAAGTACTTGAGGTATCGAGACGAATTCTCTTGGGCATGTGCCAATGCCTTGTTCCGAACTTCGGTAGGGTCAAAATTCATGCTGTCCAGAACACGAGCAACCTGCTGCTCTACTTGGAACGGCAACAAACCCTCTTCCGAATCTGCACCACGCTTGAACAACCTCTTGCCCTGCTCGGTGTGAGCCGTGTGGTAGAGGTACGTTGAAGCGGCGTGAAAGATGGTCTCCCACACATCAGGCTTGTACTGGGTCTTGATACGCTTCACCGACTGCTCAAGTGACATACCCTGGTTGAAGTCACGCTTGAGTTCTTCGGCAACACGACGAGCGGTGTACCCAAGCCGAGGGATTGGAATGCCGATGTCATCAACTGGCGGAGGCTGACCATTCTCAAAAGCTTCTGCGGCCAATCGGTCGTCACGCAGCAGCTTCGACAAGGTCTGAGGGGTGATGTCCTCTTTGGTGACCAGTCTGATCTGCTCCAGTGCGTTATCGACGTTCACTGCTACGTTTTCCACGTAGTTGTACAGTGCGGGTGTAGCGGCGGAGTAGAAGACTTTCCACTTGTCCTTGTTGGCCCAACCACCCTTCATGTCAAACTGACTAGCAAGCCTTGAGCCCCTGTATACGGCCTTTGTGGGAACCGTGATGGGTTTAGTTGCAATACCCTCCCAAGGGATGAGAAAGTCCATCAGAGCGCCGACCGTGGCCGCGTATTGATACTCCGCGTCACCACGCTTGAAACCGCGCGCTAGGGTTTCGTTTGTCAGGTGTACTTGAGCTCCAACATTCCCAGTGTTGATGTTGGCAAGTACTCGAGCAAATAGTCCGACATCGGGTGAGCGCAGACCATAGTTCACATAGTACTGTGAGTTGCCAGGAATAAGTGGCAGTATGCTCGGCAGCGTAGCCTCAAGAATTACCTCTTGAGCCACACCCAAGAGCCGAATGATTTTCCCGAAGGTGCTCTCGACAACGTAGATTTCATTGTCGATTTCAACTTCCGTCAGAGCTGCCTGCTCCAGCTTCGACATGAACTTCCGTGTGCCTTCTCCAGCCTTACCCTTGGCGTCGATGACACGCTGAGCATCGTCTATGAGCGTCTTGACTGCAGACTCTGGACTAGGAATTGTTCCAGCTACTACTGCAGGTGGCAGAGCTCCTAGAGGTGTCCGATTCAAGATGCGTTGTAGCTTGGCGTCGGACTCTTGATTTTGCACGGTATCAATCGCTTGATTCAGGATTGGTACGTTGAACTCCCGCAGCCGCTGCATTGTTTCTGGTGAGAGTGCCTTGAATGCCTCGATGCTGGGCTTTTCAAACTGCGTGCCACCAGGCATGTCGTCGTAGCTGACCACGGACAGCATCTTGTAGAAGTCAGGCGTAAACGCTGCTCTGATTTCTTCTGCCGTCTTACCTTGGTCCATAAGGTTTTCGACCTTGGTGACGATTGGCTCATACGACTCAGTCGGCAGCGTGAGGCGGTTCAGTGCCTTGTAGTTCTCCAAGTCTTTAGGTTCTACGAACAACGGTGCAAATGCGTTGGCTGGACCTACGTGCTCACTGATGCGCTTGGCTAAGTCTGGAGCGGTCTCGAACGGAGCCTTGAAGATGTATGGGATGAAGAACTCTCCATCCTTGTCTTCAGGAGAACGACCAAACCAATCGGTATCTCCGAGTGTACCAATTAGGCCCTTGAATTCCTTGTCGACTCCGGACTCAACAATCTCCTCTTTCTTGATTGGGTCGGCACCCTCAAGAACTGGTCGCAGCAGAGCTGACCCGGTTTCTTTCGCTCGGTCGATGTCTAGCGAAAAAACACTATTGAGGAAGTCGTCGATTTGAGCTTGATATTGTTCGCTCTTTTCTCTCGTCTCCACGATTCGTGACTCTGCACGAGTCAAGCCCTTGTAGCTTTCCGGAGTGATTGAGATTTCGCGTCTGCCTCCGGCCAGCCTGCCGAGAGACGCGAACAGAGTTTCGTCCTCCTCCATTCGATCACTGTAGTCACGAACCTTGTAGGTCATGTTCTCGACAGTGATACCCTCGTCTTTGAGGATTTTTTGAACCTCTTGTTCAATCTGTTCCTCGGTTTTGCCTTGTCTATCCAGTCCATCGCGAATGTAGAACGCGGCTTGTTCGACGAACTCTTGAGCATCAACGGGTTCTAGTGGTCGTTCGGAACCTGATGGCAATCGACCACTGAGTGTGTCGCCGTATTGGCTGGCAAAAGTGCGATCGGGGTCATCATCCCGTACACCGCTAGTGTCAATCAGTTCAACAGAATCATCAAATTCAAATGGCTTGAAGGACGTCTGTTGGCCCAACATTGATCCACTAAGCAGTTCATCATCTGAAAGTTCTTCAGCCACGACAACCTCTCCGTCTACTGCATGTTTGCTTTGAGGATTCTATCCATTTGAGTCAGTTCTGCCTGCTTTTGTTCGTTGTCACTCTCAAGCAGTGCAATTCGACCAGTCAAGTCACCGATACGAGCGCCCATAGGTCGTGACTCAATCTGCTGTTGAAGGTTTTTGATTTCATCATCATTGGCTTCGATGATGTCTTGGCGCGATTCGATTTCTTTATTGAGCCTGTCCATGTTGACCTGCCTGCCTTCTGGAGCGGTAGGTGTGAACATAAGGCCACCATCTCCTCGAGGTGCGGTGTCGCCGAAAACTCTCTCTCGAAACGATCGACTAGAAACTGGCCCCCCTCCGGTCATGGCCGACAGTGCGGATCCAAGAACGCTACTTCCCAGTTCTTGTACAAAAGCAGCGGGCAGTTCTAGCAGAGAGCCCTCCATGTTGATGCCAGGTATGCCAACGATTCCCTCGGCATTTCGCAGCCGATCTAGTGAATCGGTAAAGACGACCTCGCCGGAAGCAGCCTCATCCTCGGTCAATCCACTCGACGCTGGGTCAACTGAAATTGTAGCCGTATTTCCTTGTGGCAGATTGAATCGTTGTTCGCTCAGTTCACCTACAACGTCGTCCTTGAAAAATCGAGACAGGGTTCTTTCTCCGGTCTCAGCTCGTCTGACGGCTGCATCTTGAGCGAATCTATCGCGGCCCACATACACAGGACTCATTTCTCGGGGTTGGCTCGCAGGTTGTTCGTCCACTGCACTAACCTCGGAGTCTTGCTTCATGCTTTCACCCAGCTGAGCAAGCTGAGACTTGAGCTCGGCCCGTTTGTTTTTCAATTCGGAAAGCTGCTGCCGTTTGCCTTCCCTTGACTCCTCGTACTGAACACGCTCCTCTGCGGTAACTCCGATTGGAAATCCGAGAGTGTCTTGCTCAACACCTTGAATTTCGACATCAATTGCATCCAGTTGCTTGGTCAGGTCTTGCTGAAGTTTTCTTTCATCTTCACGTATGCCTGCTGCTACTCGTTCCGGATCAACATTGAGCTCAATGTCATTAGCTTGAGCTTCAGCGATTGCCTCCTGATCGGTCATGTCAATAGAACCAAAAGGATCGGTCACGTCGCCAAGAGGTCTGCCAAGAAATTTTTGTTGATTGCGTCTGTTCGTCTGGCTCCGAGCGCCAACACCAGGTTTTCTTGAGCCAGATGCTGTTGCGTCTCTCAAAGAGTCATCGTCGGTCTTTGGTGTGGGCAAACCGGCGTTCAACTCAGCGATTAATCTTTCGACCTCATTCATCTCAAATCTCCGTTTCGATTTCGAAATCTTCAGCCGTTCTCACGTCGCCTCGTGGGCCTCTTGTCTCTTCCATCGTATAAGGCAGTTCAGGAACATCAACGGTCAGAACGGAGCGCGCAGCCAGTTCATCAGCTGCGTCCTTGAGGCCACTAAGCTTGAAGTTGAGTTCTTCGGGCAATCGTTGCGACTCATCGACCGCACCAAATCTTTCAATCTCGTTCAAGAACGCATCGCCCACTAAACCACGAACCTCGGGATCCGTCGCAGCGACCTTGTTGTACGCGCTCGACAGTGCCTTGCGGTACTGAGAGGCGTCGCGGGTATCCAAGAAGGTATTATATGCGTCAGTCGCCTCGCCGATGTACGAAGCAATCTGAGCGGTAGGCTTGCTCGTCCGAGCGGTAGACTCGATTTCCTCTTTGCTCAGTGTGCCCTCCCAACCACGGAGAGTGTCTGAAATAAAGTTTGCGGCACGAATCTTTCCCTCTGGAGTTTGATCCGCCAAGCCAGCTTTAGCCACTCGATTGAGCTGCGCCATTCCTTCGGACAAGCCCAATGAGTTGGCACCGACACGCATGGTTCCAAACTTTTTCTCATTGAACATTGGTGAGCTCAGTGAGTCTGACATCCGACCAACATTCGACAAAATCAGTTCTGCGTCTTGTTGATTGAGCGCACGGTCATCGAGTGCTCCGCCCTTGAGTTTGGCGATCATGTCGGTCTGTTCGAGTACGAATTCGAACGGTGACTTGCCTTCTGCACCCTTGATGGACAGCAGTTCTTGATAAGGCTTAGGGGCCTCGAATCGGCCTGGCTCGTCACCGGCAGCGATGAAGTCACGAGCGTATGATGGGTCCACACGATTCAGTCGTGTGAAGTCCTCAATGATTTCGCCCATCAAAGATGGTCGGCGAGCCGTAGGGGCAAGCGCCATGTTGTAGTCGGGACCACGCAACAACCTAGAATATTCAGATTTGGACTGTTGCAAGTCTTCTTGTGCTTCTTTGATTTGTTGATTCAAGTCTTCGAGAGACTGCTTGAACAACGCCTCGGCTTCTTTTGATGGAGCTCTACCCTTCTGCGTTATCGTCGACCCGCCGCCGCCCCTACTGCCGGCAATCGCAGCTTCCTGTGCATCGCTAAAACCCCCCGCATAAATCTGCGCATGTGACCTACGCATAGGATTCTTCTCATTCAATGTCGCTATGACTCTATCTGCGACGGATTTATCGAGGTTGTTTGCCACATACTGCTGAAGTTGGGCACGGGCTCCGTCCCGTAGCGGTCTATCCCTCAGGTCGTCCATTTGATACGCTTTTTGAATTTGAATCATCATTGATTTAAGTGCGTCTTCTTTCACCTGTTTATTAGGATCTTTGTCGAGCACTTTGTTGTAGTCCGCAATGGCGTTCTGAACCTTGTCTGCACCTGCTTTGCCACCCGCATATATTTGTCGGCCTCGTTCGAACAAATCTACTTCTTCTTGGTTATCGGCAAGGTACTTAGCTCTAAGACCAGACCCCCTACCGCCACTTCGTCGCTCGGTAACTGAGCCAGCCGAGTACATTCTCTGCATCTCACGGACAAGCTTGTTCCGCTCCATGATGAGATCACGGACGTACTTCGCCTTCGCCTTCGGGTCTGCAGCCTTGAGCTCACGCTCGTACCGCTCCTTGTTCTCCTTGGTTCGGATGCCAATGAACTGAGTCATCAGCTGGTTGAAGGCAGACTCACCTGTTTTGAACGTGAAGTTGAACTTGGGAGAAACTGCCATGGTGAATCCTACGATGGTGTGTATCGAGAGAAAATGTGCCACTTGCCGGATTGAGCGAACAGTATCACTGCCTCAAGCACTGCAAGTGTAATGCGG